GGTTATGGCTGACGTAGCTGACCCTAGTGATCCTACTGTAGCACGGTTCTATAGCCCTCTTGAAAGTGCTATTGATGAAGCGCCTATCGGTAAACAAGGTACACGTGGTGAGAACGTAGAAGCGTTTGTACGTAAACGTGCTCCTAAGGTCACTAAGGGTGAGATGGAGTTTCGTGGTTTGGGCTTAGAGCCGGGTGAGTTGTATACAGCTGAGAGTGCTAAAGAAGGGCTAGGTGCTTTAGAGGTAAAAGCTATCAAGAAGGGTTCTAGGCATAAAAGTATGCAACGTCAGAGTGATCTACAGGATAAAGAGTTGGATTACGTTGAGTTGGGCTTAGATACAACTGAAGACCTAGGCTATATTACGCACTACGGTAGCTCTAATTTAGCTCATACACGTTACAGTGTAAGAGGTACAGAGGACGACAGCTACATTCTAATCGAAGAACTGCAGTCTGACCCCTTACAGAACGTAGTAGATGACCTACCCACCTTTAGAAAGACAAAGAGGAAAGAGATAGATAAACAATTAGAAATTCATTTTAAAGATATTGAGTATCTAATTGAATCTGAGGGCAGTGGATTTCCTGATGCGGCTATCAATAAAGTTAAATCTTATATTAATGACGTAGTTATTCCTACAAGATTGAATACAAAGCTAAGTAGAGATGAGCGTGTATCTATATTTAAAGAGGCAGCAAAAGAGCGTGGTGTTAACGAAGATTTAGTCTTTGGTGACAGTGGCAGTATTTCTAACGTATCTTTTGATATTTTTTATGACGAAGTAGGTAGAGCCACAGATGAATTGTCTGAATTCACAGATAAGATGTACGAACAAGTATCAATGTATTTAGGTGAACTTGAAGCTACTACAAGTAAAGAAAAACTACCAGTTAACCGTATAACAGACACTATTCGTTTGTCACTACAAGCTATCATTGCAGACGCTAAGTCTAGAGGTATCAATGAGATTGTCTTACCTCCTGTAGAGAAGATTGCAGATAAACGCTTTATGGATAATGAAGTAGCTTCTAAGATTTCCAAAGGTTCTGCTTTTTATAACACTTATGTATCGGCCTATCAAAAAGTACTTAAGCAGCTTAAAGGCGAACTGGGTGAACAAGTTAAAATAGGTAAGAAACCTCTTGACTATATTGTGTTCGACAAGGGCTTTAGGCGGTCTACTGAAACTTTACAAGGTACACTTCTAGATATTTCTAACTTGACTATTGACCCTAGTAAAATTAAGCTACGATTTAATACAGGCGGGTTAGTACAGAGACCAAACAAATGAAACTACAGAAGTTAGTAAATGATAAACCTTTATGGGATGACTTCTGCGAAATGCTAGAAGTTAAAATAGAACAAGTACATAAGAAGATGGAACAAGCAACATCTACTGATGATCTGTTTCGCTGTCAGGGTGAAGTATCATCACTACGCAAACTTAAATATCTGAGGGATGAAGTTAATGGCAGTAAATGAACAAATGGAAATGGCATTTGATGCTCCTGCACCAGAAATAGATCCAGTATCTGGTAACGAAGTTCCTCCGGGTTCTATGCCTGAAGAAGTACGGGATGACATTGACGCACGGTTAAGCGAAGGTGAATATGTTGTACCTGCTGACGTTGTTCGTTTCTTTGGTGTTAAGTTCTTTGAAGACCTACGCTCAGAAGCTAAGATGGGCTTAAGCAATATGGAAGCTGAAGGCCGCATTGGAGGTGAGCCTGTAGCAGTAGATGACATGAGTATCTCAGAAGAAGATATTGCCATGTTAGAGCAGGCACTGACTACAGGAGCTGCGGATGGTGGCTTGATGGATAAGATGGCTACTGCTGCTAAAATGGACCCTATGATTAATGAACGTATGAATGCTAAGGGTATGAGTGTAGGTTTTGCTGAAGGTGGCATGGCTCAGTCTTTGTATAATGACCCTACTCGTATTGATAGTATTATTGATAAGGTTATGTCTGCCGCTCAGAGCAATCCCTCTCTGATGCAGGAGTTAGCTAAACGTGGCGTATCTGTAAACACTACGCAAGCTAATATGCAGCCACAGGAGATGCAGTCTGCTAACCGTCAATCCCAAGGTTTTGCTGAAGGAGGCACTGCATTTAATCCTATGAATTACCCCTTAGGTTTCTCTGCCTTTGGTCCAGAAGCGGGTGGTGTACAAGATACTAATACCATAATGGTAAGCTACTACAACCCTACAACGAACGAGCAGCGCCAGTTTGCACATTATGCCTCTTCTAACCTTCCTGTAAACCCTATTCCTTCTGGCTTCATTATGGGTACTGCTCCCGCTACAAGCGCAGCTGAAGTAGCTCAAGCTTCTACAATTTCTACGGGAGGTGATGATAATAATACTCCTACTGAAGCACCTGACCCCAATGCTTGGATGAAGAAGTATGATTATACTGATGCAGATGCACTAGAGAAACAAGTTAGTGAAGAGCTTGATAAGAAGCAAGGATTTATAGGTGCACTCTTCGGCGCAGGTCTTTTAGGCAGAGCAGCTACAGCTAGTCAGATTAGTATTCACCAAACAAATATTGACTTACTTAAAGCTGCAGGAAAAGATACTACTGATCTAGAAACCAAACTCGATGCTTTTAAACAGGAAAGACTGCCTAATCCGGGTGGTATTGCCAAATGGCTATCACAGTCTCGTGCAGACAAAGTAACAGAGCTTCTTGGTGAAGAAGGTAATAATACATTATTTAGTGCAAAAACACCTAGAGTAGCACCTTCTAATGCGCCAACTGCTACTGCACCTGTTACCACTACTAGTCCGACTACTTCAGGGTCTAACGATAATAGTACATATCAATCTGCAATGGGTGCAGCAAATGCGGCAAATCAGGCAATTACAACCCAAGATATGTCAGGTAAAAGTACACAATACAAAACAGCTGCTGCTAAAAAGGCCACAAGTGGTATAACAACAGGTACAAGTACTTCTACTGCACAAGATGATACAACAGCAGGTGGTGCTTCTTTAGACACTTCCTATGGTATATCAGGACTAAATAAAGGTGGCTTGATGAAGCGTAAGAAGAACTAATAACTAAACCTAAATAACTATAAGGCCACCCGGCAATAATGCTGGCCCCATACAAAAGGAAAATACTATGGCTGAACTTGGACAAATGGAAACTCCTAAGAGTGCAGGATTTGTAGATCCAAACTACACTAATGCTAATAAGCGGCGTATTCAAGAAGAAGAAGATGCTCTCAAAGAAATGATGGACTCAGGAAAAACAGAAGATAATGTAGAGTCTAAGCCCAGCGCAGAAGACACTACTGAATCTAAAGATGAGAAACTGTCAGGCGAAGAGCGTACCTACAAGAAACGGTATAGTGACTTACGTAGCCATCAAAATAAACAAGCTGAAGAGATTAAAGCCCTTAAAGCTAAACTAGAGAATGCACAAGAGCGTGGTGATATTCGCCCTCCTAAGTCAGATGAAGACATAGAGGCTTGGGCACGTGAGTATCCTGATGTAGCGGCTATTGTAGAGACCATTGCAGAAAAGAAAGCACAAGAGAAGTTTTCTGGTGCAGAGGATCGACTAAAAGAAATTGATCGTCTTACTGCAGAAGCAGAGCGTGGTCGCATGGAAAATGAAATTCGTGCTATTCACCCTGACTTTGATGACCTACGTAACAGTGATGCCTTTCATGACTGGGCAGGTGAACAACCTAAGTGGGTACAAGATGCGCTCTATGAGAATGCAGAAGATCCAGCCTCTGTAACTCGTGTAATTGATTTGTATAAAGTAGATAAGGGCTTAGACAATAAAACTAAGAAGCGCTCCTCTAAAGAAGCTGCTTCAGCAGTTGTAACTAAACGTACAACTAAGCCTAACTCTGATGATTCATCAGGTTACTTTAGTGAGTCTCAAGTACATGCTATGTCTGCAGCAGAGTACGAGAAGAACTCAGATGCTATTATGGAAGCAATTCGTGCTGACAAGTTTCGCTATGATATGACAGGCGGGGCACGTTAATAGTAAATAAAGGATTGACATCTGTTTTATACATAGTATAACTACAGGTGTCTTTATGTTAAGTATAAGCCTCTTTAAGACTACCTTATACTTAACGACACTACTACCACCAAACTTAAACACAAACAAGAACTACCTGAATAAGTACAGGCCCGTTAAACTAATGGTAGGCCAACTATTAGTACAACGCACCCTAGAAATATATTCAGCCTCTTTGTCCTGTTGTTTAGTTTTTAAATAAGCCAAACATTCTAGGAGAAAAGATAATGGCATTCGCATCAGCAGGTGGCTACGGAAACCTACCAAACGGTAATTTTTCCAGCGTCATCTATTCCAAAAAAGTACAACTTGCATTCCGTAAGAACACGGTTGCAGGTGATATCTCTAACTCTGATTATTTCGGGGAGATTTCTGCCCAAGGGGACACTGTCAAGATTATTAAGGAGCCAGAAATTTCGGTTTCTTCTTACACACGTGGTACAAACATCACTGCGCAAGATCTTGATGATGAAGACTTTTCCCTTGTCGTAGACAAGAGCAACTATTTTGCTTTTAAAATCGATGATATCGAAGAGGCTCACTCCCATGTAAACTTCATGGACCTTGCTACCAACCGTGCGGCTTACCGCTTGGCTGATCAGTATGACCAAGAAGTATTGGGTTACCTGTCTGGTTACAAACAGTCTGCTTTGCACACAAGTGCTGACACTGTAAATGATCAGGTAAATGGCACTAAAGCTGTAACTACCGCTGGCTCAGACGAATTGCTTTCAAGCATGAAACTGAAAAAAGGTGACTTTGGCAACATCACTACCGCATCTGCAGGCGATCACTCTATCCCAGTAGCTGCACGTTTGCCGGGTGCAACAGCACTGCCAACTGCAACAGCTTCACCCGCAATGGTTGTAGCTCGTATGGCCCGTTTGCTGGACCAACAGCAAGTGGATAAAGTAGGACGGTGGATTGTAGTCGATCCAGTATTTATGGAGATCCTTCGTGATGAAGATTCTCGTTTCATGAATGCTGACTTCGGTGAATCTGGTGGTCTGCGTAATGGTCTTGTCTTGAACAACTTCCACGGTTTCCGTGTTTATACTTCAAGCAACTTGCCAGCCGTAGGTACTGGTGCAGGTACAACAGGTACAGCCAACCAAAACGCTAACTTCGGCGTACTGGTAGCTGGTCATGATTCTGCTGTAGCAACAGCTGAGCAGATCAACAAAACCGAAACATATCGTGACCCTGACAGCTTTGCTGACATTGTTCGTGGTATGCATTTGTATGGTCGTAAGATCCTTCGTCCTGAAGGTCTTGTTACTGCCAAATACAACGCAGCGTAAGAGGAGATTAGACAATGACACCTAACGGAATCCGTATGATCTCAGTAGAACTTGCAGCAACAGGCCTTGCGGCTGGTGCTAACACAGTTGCTACACTTCCTGCCCAAACAGTCATCTTGGCTGCTGGTGTAGAAGTCACAGAAGCACTTACAGGTGCAACTGCTTTGACTTTCGACATTGGTACTGGTCTTGACGATGATGCTTTTGTTGCAGCATATGCAATGGCTGGTAAAGCAGTAGGGGCAGTAGCTCCTTCTATTGCTGGCATTGCTTATCTGACAGCTGAAGACACACTGGACCTTAAAGTAGATACCCTTACAGGTACAGCTACTGCAGGTAAACTGCGTGTGTGGGCGATGGTTGCTGACGTAGATGGTAAAGGTGCTGCTGAAGTAGCCCGTGACCAAGTATAAGTAAACTTTAGGGGCTGCTTCGGTGGCCCCTTTAGCACATCCAAAGGGAAGTTAAGATGTCAACATTCGTGCAACTTACAAACGAACTACTAAGACGTTTGAATGAAGTCCCACTCGACACAGCGGGTGATGGCTTTGATACGGTACGTAATGTTCAGTCTGTTGCTAAGGATGCAATTAATAGTAGCTTACGAGAAATCTATCAGAATGGGCAAGAGTGGAACTTTCTTAAAACTACATACACTCAAACACTGACTGCAGGTACACGTGAGTATAATTTCCCATCTGACTTTTCTACAGTGGACTGGGAAACATTTTATTTAAAGAAACATAGCACACAAGATAATGCACCTCGTATTCTTAAGCCTATGTCATATGAAGAATACTTATCTAACTTTAGACCTAGTGATGATGAAGGGGATCAAGTAAACGGTGAGCAGGCTCCCGAAAGAGTATTCCAAACCTTTGATGAGAAGTTTGGTGTTACTCCTATCCCTAACTCAGACTATGAAGTAGAGTACGTGTACTGGACTACTCCTTCTACACTATCTGCTTTTGATGATGCGTGTGTTGTACCTGAAAGGTTTAATCACGTAATCCTAGATGGTGCAATGGCTTATATGATGCACTTCCGTAGTAATGAACAATCAGCTGCTATACATCAAAGTAAGTTTGACTCAGGCATACGTAGCATGAAGCGTATCTTATTTGATGATAAGCTTTATCTTCGTTCTACTATGATTGAGAGATCATCTAGATGGACAATCTAAGAACTAACGTCACGGTTTGTACTGGCGGTCTTATTACTAATACTGATCCACTTACACAAGCTACCGCTTTAGGTGGCAGTGCTATTCGTATGATTAACTACGAGCCTGCACTAGCTGGTGGCTATCGGCGTATTAGTGGCTTTCAGAATGACTATGGTACTGTTACAGGTACAGGCGCTGTCTTAGGCGTAAATGTAAATGGTAACATTGGTGACGGTATATTTGCTTGTAGAAAACCTTCATCTGGCAACAATTACCTGCATGAGTGGAATGACACTACAGATAGCTGGGATGCTGTAACTACATCAGGCTCACCTACAATGGTAGGCGTAGATCGTGTACGCTTTGTTAATTATAACTGGTCTGGTGAGGTTATGCTTCTTACAGACGGTATAAACCCTGCTGCTACATACGATGGTACTACGTATACACAAGTTACAGATAGCAATGCACCTAATAGTCCTAAGTTTGCGGAAGAGTTTGCATCACATATTTTCTTAGCTGGTGATACTACAGACCCGTACAACTTATACTTTAGTGCGCCTCTTGATCCTACGGATTTTACTCCTGCTAGTGGATCTGGTGTCATTAATGTAGGATATAACATTACAGCTATAAAGAAGTTCCGTAATGAATTATTTATCTTTGGTGCTAATAGTATTAAGAAACTTGTAGGAACAAACCTAGCAGACTTTCAACTACAGAGTGTTACATCTAACTTGGGTTGTGTTGCACCTGACTCTGTGGTAGAATTTGGTGGTGACTTGCTTTTCTTAGGGCCAGATGGTATTCGTCCTATTTCTGGTACAGACCGTATTGGTGACGTTGAACTTGCACCAGTATCTAAAGAGATACAAGATATTTTTGATAGCTACTATTTATCTGAAACTATTACTGATGTTAGTATTGTCGTTATTCGTAAGAAGTCCCAGTTTAGGTTTTTCTTTAAGAACGATTCATCTCTTTCCCTTATTGGTGCTATACGTAAATCTCAAAATAAACAAAGTATATTTGAGTATAGTCAACTTATTGGCATTGAGGCTAACTGTGTTGCATCAGGGTACATCGGACAATTTGAACACGTAATTCATGGTGACGGTTCCGGTAAAGTACATAGGCAAGAAAGAGGTCTATCCTTTGATGGGTCAAATATATTTAGCTTATACCAGACTCCATACTTCTATATGGAAGACCCAGAAATACGTAAAAACATTATAAACATTCATACTTATATGAAATCAGAAGGTACTACACAAGTGTTTCTTGGTGTATCTTACGACTACGATGATGTATATACACTTAATCCTGCATCATACGATTTCTCTACACAAGGTGCAGCAGCATTATTTGGTACTGCTGTTTATGGTGCAGGTGATATTTATGACGGCAACCCTTCCCCAAAGAAATTAACTAACGTATCAGGATCAGGTAACTCTGTCTCTGTTAGCTACGTTACAGACAACCAATCAGCAAGTCATACTATTCAAGCTATTACGATTACGTATGGCGTAGCAGACAGGAGATAAACCGTGGCAGGTTACACAAGACAATCTACAGCAGACATCATCCCTACAGCAACGGTACGTGCTGCTCCTATCAACGCAGAGTATAATGCTCTACGTGATGCCTTTGCTGCATCCGGTGGTCACAAGCACGATGGTACTGCAGCGGAAGGTGAATATGTACCCCTTATTGCAGATACAGATGCCAATAATAAAGTACAGGTAAATACAGGCGCTAACACTGTAGACTTCTACGTTGAAGTATCAGGTGTTCCAGTACAACAGATTAGTGTACGTGACGGTGTTATTCGTCCTATTACAGATAATGACATTGACCTTGGTGCTACAGGTGCTGAGTTTAAAGACTTGTACATTGATGGTATTGGTTACATTGATACCCTAGCTGTTCATGAGAATGCTACAGTAGCAGGTACACTTAATGTAACTGGTGTTATTACTGCCCCTGCAGGTGTCGTAGCTAACATCACAGGTAACTTGACAGGTAATGTTACAGGCGACATTACTGGTGATCTGACTGGTGATGTTACTTCTACAGGTACATCTACCTTTGCAGATATTGATGCTGTTGACCTTGCTGCCACAGGTACTACAGTTATTACATCTGGTGACATTAACTCCGGTACTATTGATAACTCTGTAATTGGTAGTGCAACTCCTGCCGCTGGTACATTCACAACACTCAACGCCAACACAAGCTTGACTGCAGCTACTGCCGACATTAACGGTGGTACTGTAGACGGTACTACTATTGGTGCGACTACTCCAAGCACAGGTGCATTTACTGGACTTAGTGCTACAGGTACATCAACACTTACTACAGTTGACATTAACGGTGGTGCTATTGATGGTACTGTAATCGGTGCTGTAGGTACTGCCGCTGGTAGCTTCACTACGTTGTCTACATCTGGTCAGGGTACGTTTGCTACAGTAGACATTAACGGAGGTTCTATTGACGGTGCAGCCATTGGTGCCTCTAGCGCATCTTCTGGTGCTTTCACTACTGTATCAGCCTCTGGTGGACTCACAGGTAACCTCACAGGTAATGTAACGGGTAACGTCACTGGTAACGTAACAGGTGCAATCACTGGGAATGTTACAGGTGATCTGACAGGTAACGTAACCTCTGCAGGTACATCAACATTTAACAACGTGACTATTGACGGTACGTTGAACATGAATGCTGGTACTACCGCTACTATCACTAACCTTACCTCACCTACTAATACTAACGATGCAGCTACTAAAGGTTATGTAGATACACAGGTAGCCAACCTTGTAGATTCAGCACCGGGTACACTTGATACTCTTAATGAGCTTGCTGCAGCATTAGGTGATGACGCAGACTTTAGCACTACAGTAACGGACAGCATTGCCACTAAGCTTCCTCTTGCTGGTGGTACAATGACTGGTGCTATTGCCATGTCTACCAATAAGATCACTGGTGCAGGTGATCCTACAGCGGCACAGGACGTAGCTACTAAAGCATATGTAGATACACAGGATGGACTGCAGGTCACTAAGTCTGGTGACACTATGTCTGGTAACCTAGCTATGGGTTCCAACAAAGTTACAGGTCTTGCTGCACCTACAGACGCTAATGATGCTACCTCTAAAACGTATGTAGATGGTATTCTTGGTTCAGCTACTGCTGCCTCTGCCAGTGCCGCTGCAGCCGCTACATCTGAAAGCAATGCAGCTACCAGTGAGACTAATGCAGCTACTTCAGAAAGTAATGCTGCAACCAGTGAAGCCAATGCTGCCGCATCATACGATGACTTCGATGATCGTTACTTAGGTGCTAAAGCTTCTGCACCTACAGTAGACAATGACGGTGATGCACTTGTAATTGGTGCTTTGTACTTTAATAGCACAACTAACATTATGAACGTATATGGTTCTGGTGGATGGCAGTCTGCTGGTTCTGCTGTAAACGGTACATCTGATCGTAATACCTACACTGCTACCGCAGGTCAGACAGTCTTCGCTGCTACCTATGATACTGGCTATGTAGATGTGTACCTCAACGGTGTTAAACTTGTAGCTGGTACAGACTTTACTGCCACTAATGGTACAAGCATTACACTTGCTACAGGTGCGGCGGTAAATGATGTAGTAGACATTGTAGCTTACGGTACGTTTGTACTGGCAGATCACTACACTGGAGCACAGTCTGATGCTCGTTATGTTCAAGTAGCTGGCGATACTATGACTGGCAATCTGAACATCACGGGTACTTTGACCAGCGATGGGCTGACTTCTACTGGTTCAGGTGCAAATACAACTTACTTTATTGGTGGTGACGACAGCATTGCAGGTCGCCAACTTACCTTGTCCTCAGAGGCAAATGGTGGTCAGAACAATGCCACCCACCGCTTAACTGTACCTAGTGGGTACGGCAGTTTCAACGTATCGGTTAACTCAGCAGAACGGCTAAAGATTGACAACAACGGCGACATCAGCTTCTACGAGGACACAGGCACGACACCAAAGTTCTTCTGGGATGCGAGTGCTGAGAGTTTGGGCATTGGGACGAGTAGCCCTAGTTCTACTTTAGCAGTTGAAACGGGAGGAATTGCCTCTTTATCAAGTTATGCAGGGCATATTGTTGTTGGGCCATCTTCTAGGACCTCTTCTTCAGGTGACTACAGCGGTGGTATATTATTTGACCAAGCCAATGGTGTTCAGGTATCTGGTAAAAAAGGTGCATCTATAGTAGGTTTTCAAGATGGTTCAGATGTAAACTCTATGGGCCTTACTTTTAATGTGCATGGTACAGATGGCTCTGCAAATAGAGAAGAAGCCATGCGCATCGACTCATCGGGCAACGTAGGCATTGGGACGGCTTCGCCTAGTGAAAAAGTTGAAATACTACATTCTAGTGATGCCGCATTAAAATGGAGCAAAAGCGGCTCCTCTTATAGCGGTTATCTATATCAGGATGC